TTTTCTTTTAAATCACCATGAGATCTTGCTTCAGCTATTGCTGCAACTACTTTTAATGAAATGTTAGATTTAAAACATTCAGTAGATAGAGCATATAGAGCTAATGGGACTTGGATGTTTAACGATAACACTTTGTTAGCACTTAAAAAATTATCTTTAAGTTCTGCTAATCAGTCTTTATGGCAACCTGGAGTAGTAGCTGGTGAACCAAGTACTATTGATGGTCAAGCTTATACTGTAAACAATGATTTACCAGATATGGCTGCTGGAACTCATCCAATTATTTATGGTGATTTTAGTAAGTACCAAATTAGAGATACACAAGGAATTAATATTAGACGTTCTGAACACGTTGCATTCCTTAATAATGAAATTACTTTCTTAGGTGAACTTAGAACAGATGGTAAGTTGTTAGATACTGCTGCTGTTAAGCACATGAGAATGTCAAATTCTTAATTTGTAGTTTAGTTTTAAATTAAGTTAATTGGAAAGCCACTGCTTATTAAAGTGGTGGCTTTCCTTATTAAAAATAAAGATATGGAAGTACAATTTTTAGAACCAATGGCTGGTAAAGATGTTGTTTATGAAGTGGGTATAATTTATGATTTACCGAAGTATAATGCAACTAGATTTATAGAACATGGTATATGTATTTTACCAATAGAAGAAGAATCTTTTGTTGAGGTAAAAAAAGCAGTATTAGAACCAAGTAAAGTTAAGAAACGAAAAGCTAAGAAATAATGTCAAGTTATCAAATCACAGTACAACCAGCTACAGAACCTATTACAACTGCTGAAGCTAAAACCCATTTAAGGGTAGATTTTAGTGATGAAGATACTTATATTGATACTTTAATTACAACAGCTAGAAAGTATTGTGAAAGCTATACAAATAAGGTTTTTATAACTCAAACATGGAGGCAAAATATAGATGACTTTCCAAGTTATCCACACGTTATTAAATTAATGGTGAACCCAGTAGTTAGTTTAACAAGTATTAAATATTATGATACTAATGAAACACAACAAACTATTACAGATAGTGCTGATAATTACCAATTAGATAATTTAAGTGATGTAGCTAAAGTACATGATGGATTAGTTAATGCTTTTCCAGCTATAGGATCAACAATAAATCCAATAGAATTAATTACTGTTTGTGGTTATGGTGCTGCTTCAGATGTTCCAGATGATATAAAACACGCTATTAAATTAATGGTAGCCCATTTATATGAGAATAGGGAAATGGTAAATGTAGTAGTAGGTGGTTTGGCTATGCAAATTGAAATGCCTAATGTAGTAAAGAATTTATTAGCACCTTATAGAGTTTTAACATTTGGATAAAAAGATATTAATATTAGTACCTATTTGGGGTCGTGAATCTATTGTAAAGATTTGTTTTGATAACTTAAAAGAGTTACAAAAGGATTTTAATATAGAAGTTCTTTGTGTAGTTTCTGAACAATGGGCTAAACTATTAGCTTTTGAATATGGGTTTAAGTATGTAGAAGCTTCTAATGAATGTTTAGGTACTAAAATGAATATAGGTATAGAAGAAAGTTTAAAGTATCAATACGACTATTTAATGAATCTAGGTAGTGATGATATAATAACTAAAGAACTGTTTGAAATATACGAACCACTATTTAAAGAAAATTATCCTTTCTTTGGTGGTACTAGAGTAACTTTTATAGATAGTGAAAGTAAAAGATTAAAAACTTGTGATTATCAAGCTATGATAGGTGCTGGTAGATGTATAAAAAGAGATGTTTTAAAAGAAGTTTTAGAGGTGCAACCAATGTATAGTAATATACAAAAAGGTTTAGATTTTAATAGTATGGCTAAATTTAGATGTCCTATGAAAGAAATACAAAACCCATTTAGAACTATTTATGATATTAAGAGTATGATAAATATTTGGGGTTATGATGATTTAGGGGGTGATGAGTTAGAATTTGAAAAAGGAATAGAAGGTTTAAGTACAAAACAAATAGATAATATTTTGGAACTATGAAAGGTGGAGTATTAGACAGAAGGATTATAGTACAAAGTAAAACAGAAGTAGTAGCTACTAATGGACAAAGAACTTTAACATGGTCAACTTTTTTAACTATTTGGAGTAATCCAGTAGTAAAAGATGGTGTAGAAAAAGAAGATAATAAAAACCGTTCTACTTCACGAATGGTAAATTTTAGAACAAGGTATAATAGTACTATTACAAATGAAATGCGAATTTTATGGAATAATCAGTATTACAAGATAGAAGATATTAAGGAGTTGGGAAGGCAAGATGGCTTAATGATTAACACAAGTTTATTAACTCAAACATAGATGGCTAGAGATGGTTTAAATATGAAATTAGAAGGTGCTGCTAAATTAGATAGAGCATTAACTAGAATGGCTATTACACACCAATCTGAAGCATCTACTTTAGTTTATGGTGCATTAAAGAGTGGCTCTACTGTAGCTAAAAAGGCTATTAAAAAGAAAGCACCAGTAGATAAAGGAACATTAAGAAGTTCTTTAGTTAATGGTTTAAGAAGGAAAGTGCCAACACCTAGAGATGTTTTTATAGCTGCTGTTAATTTTGAATTTACAAGAAAGAAAAACACTAATGAAGGAACTGGTGGGTGGACTTCTTTATTTACAATACTAGGTACAAAGAAACAACACCCGAATAACTTTTTATTAAAAGGTGCTAAAGCTTCAGAACCACAAGTAAGAAAAAAGATTGGTGATATGTTAGCCAAAAAGATAGCTGTATTAAATCAGAAAATAATTAATAAATTAGGATAGATGGCAAAAGGTATAGGAGATGTTATATATTCACTTCTTGTGAATGATACTGATGTAAGTGCAATAGTTAGTACTAGGATTTATCCTTTTCTAGCTATAGAAGATATTGTTTATCCTTATTTAGTTTACACTATTGAAAATGTTGATCCAACAGTTAGTAATTGTGGTGCTTCTCAATTAGATACTGTTACTTTTAATGTGGAAATATATACAGAAACATTAAGCGAATTAGAAGATTTAGGTAATAAAGTTAGAGCTGCTTTAGATAGAAATAAAGGAATTACAGAAACTATAAATATTCAAATAATAGCATATCAAAATGAAGATTATGGTTATGCTGATGAAGATAGGGTTTACTTAAAAATACAATCTTACTTAACAAGAATTATTAAATAATAAATAAAGATATGGAATTAATACTATTAAAAGATTATAAGCCACATTCAAGGATTTTAAAAGCTGGTACACCAATAGGGGTTACTAATGAAGAAGGTTTAAAACTTATTAAAAAAGGAATTGCTAGAGATGTAACTAAAGAATATCTAGCTGACATAGTTAAAAAGCGAGAAGGTAAAGAAACTGAAATAGTTAAAGAACCAATAGCTGAAGAAAAAGTAATAAAAGAAGAAAAAAATAATTAATTTTACAATAACAAGAAGTATTAAGTAATACTTTACAAAATTTAAAAAATGGCAACAACTGGAATAATAAATGGTACTGACTTTAACATATATGTTGGAGGTACTAAAGTGGCTTGTGCTACAAGTGGAAGTGTATCTTTATCAATGAGTAATAGAGATGCAACTTGTAAAGATAGTGCTGGATGGAGTGAATCTCTTGAAGGATTAATGGAATGGTCAATAGAAGGAGAAGGTTTGTTTGCCTTAGATTCTTCTTATGGTTATGTAGATTTAAAAACGGTTTTAACTACTAGAGATGCAGTAACTATTAGATTTAGTACTGAAGTAAGTGGTGATGAATATCATGAAGGTAGTGCTTTTTTAGTTGATTTATCTGCTGATAGTGCTACTGAAGAGTCTATGACTTATAGTTATTCTTTTACTGGTACTGGACCATTAAACTTAAAACAATTAACTTAATAAATAATTAAAACTAAACTACAATTATGACTATTAAAATAGGTGAGAAAGAATTTACATTAAAGTATAATAATAAAGCTTTATTTAAAATTGAAAAAGAATTAGATTTATCAATAGTTAAACTATTTCAAGATGTTAAGCAACTTGAAAAGGTAAGTACTATTTTTGTAATTGTTCATTCTGGAATACAAGAAACTATTTCTTTTGATGAATTTAGTGAATTAGCTACATTTGAAGATTTAGGTGAAATATTGCCAGATGTAATACAAGAAATTACAGAATCTTTTAATACTGGTTCAAAAAAAAAGTAGATGAAGAAGAAGGAACTGCTTTAGTATGGGATTGGTACGAGGTACAAAAACTAGCTTTTGGATTTTTAGGTTTAAAACCTAGTGAGTTTTGGAAGTTACAACCAAAAGATATAATAATTATGAATGAGGGTTTTCAGATGAAGCAAGAATATACAGAGGGCTTACATTTGGAAACCCTTCGTTTATTAAGATATAATGCTTATACTTCATATATTGGTATTCCAACTAAAAAGAGTGCTAAGAAATCTAGTTTGTATAAATTTTATCCTTTACCACTTGATCCAAAAAGTAAAGAATTAAATCCTATTGAGGCTGCAAAGTTATTTAATCGTAGAGAACCATTAATTACAAATGGAAAGTTAAGAGGGTATAGGGAAAACAATACTAATAATCTTTATAATAAAGAAGGTGTTTTAATAGGATATATAAGAGAAGATTTAATTGAATATATTAATTAGTATGAAGTCATACTAAACAAAAAATAAAATGGGTAAAAGTAGTGGTTCAATTTGGGTAAGTTTAGGTTTAAGGACTGCAAACTTTCAAAAGGGTATAAAGAAAGCTAAAGGACAATTAAACGGTTTTCAGAAGTTCGGGCAAGGCTTGAAAGGTATGTTTAACCCATTGACGGTAGGAATTGGTATAGTTGCTGGTTTAGGTACTGCTATAGGTAATGCTGTAGGTATATTTACTGATTTTGAAAAAGCTAATAGTGAATTAGAAGCTGTATTAGGTGCTACTGATGCTGAAATGGAATCTTTAACTACACAAGCTAAAGCATTAGGTTCTAGTACTGCATTTACGGCAACCGAAGTAGCAGGATTACAAAAGGAGTTTGCAAAATTAGGCTTTGATGCTTCTCAAATAGAGAACATGACAGAAGCGACATTGAATTTAGCTGCTGCTGCTGGTGTTGAACTTTCTGAGGCTGCAAGTTTTGCTGGTGCTTCTTTAAATGCTTTTGGTTTACAAAGTTCTGATGCTGGTCATATTACTGATGTAATGGCTTTAAGTTTTGCAAGTTCTGCATTAGATATGGAGAAACTAAGCGAGACAATGAAAACAGCCGCACCCATTGCAAGGGCTACTGGTGTAAGTTTTGAAGTTGCTACTGCTGCTGCTGGTAAATTAGCGGATGCTAATATAACTGGTTCAAAAGCTGGTACTGATTTAAAGAGTATATTTAGTGAATTAGTAAAAGATGGTAAACCTTTTGCTGACTCATTAAATGACATATCTAAGGAATTAGAAGGAGCTAGTACTGATGCTGAGAAATTAGCAATAGCTGAAGGATTAGTAGGAGAAAGGGCTAAAGGTGCTTTACTTATATTGGTGGATCAAAAGGATGCTTTAGGGGAATTGTCAGAAGAGTTTTTAAACGCAGATGGAACAGCTAAACAGATGGCTGACACTATGTTGGATAATGTAGCTGGCAGTATGACTAAAGCAGGTTCAGCCTACGAAGGATTTGTTCTTAGTATAGAAGATGGAGAGGGTGTAATTAGTAACTCTATACAAACCTTGATAGATGGGTTTAGCTCTTTTTTAAGTGGATTAACTGATATTAATAAAGGAGGTTTAGAAGCTGAAGGAGTATTAAAAAGAGTAGGAAACGCTTTTTTAAAGGCAAGTGCTTTTGGGTCGTTCCAATTTGATATACCTATAGATGATATAAATAACTTTGAAACAGCTTTAAAAAAACAGAATGTAACAACCTTAGATACTTTTCAAGGTATTACAAAAATGGTTAATAAGTATAAAGAATACGGATTAACTACTAAAGAGGCACAAGATAGGACTGATGAGTTTATCAAGTCAATGAAGCCTGCTGCTGAAGTAATGCCAGACCTATCTAAAGGAACTGAAGAAGCTACTACTGAAACTAAAGCATTAACACAAGCACAAAAAGATGCTGCTGCTGCTGCTGCTCAAATGAAAAGAGAACAGTTAGCAAATGCTAATGCTTTTACTACAGTACAAACTAAAGCTTTAAATTTAAGTGAAACTTTAGCAGCTATAAAAGTAAATCCTATAGAATTAAAATTAGCAGCACCACCAGTAGCAAGTTGGCAACAAATGGCTATTAGTGTAAATGAGAATTTAGAAAGGCTTAATATTGATGCTGCTACAGCAAAAATGGAAAAGTTAAAGAATACACAAAATGCAGTAGCTTCAGCAACACAAGAGGCTTTTAGTTCTATGGCTAATAGTGTTGTTTCATCTATGGGTGAAGCACAAACTGGTATGCAACAATTTGGTCAAGCTATGACTGGAATAGTATTAAAGTTAATAGGTCAAGCATTAGGTGCTGCTTTAGCTAATGCTATTACTGGTGCTACTGGTGCTGCTGCTGTAGCTGGTCCTTTTGCACCTACCGTTTTACCAGCAACTATAGCAAGTATGACTGGTGCAACATTAGCTGCTTTTGCTGCTATTCCAGCATTTGCTGATGGTGGTATTGTTTCTGGTCCTACTATGG